ATGCTTTAGTTAAATTCTTTAATTATTATTTAAAGATCACTCCTAACGATGCTTAAGGATACTTAAGGGCGCGGGGTAATCTCTATCTTCTTTACTATACAATAGATTATACCACATTTATAATCAAATGTCAAGTCTTTTCTTTACAGATGTCATCTTATTTATACATAAGGGCCGTCCCTTTAATAGCTTTTGGCTATAACCAGGGATTCTTTAGAATACACAGGTATTACAAGGAGTTATAGTACACACAGGTAGCCATAAGTAAATGTAATTATACACTCTTTTTTCCAAATTGCTACTATTTTGTATACATGCGGGTACTAATCAAACTGATGTCAGCCACAGCTCCCCCCCGCCCCCTAAGTTATCCACAGGTTTTCCACATGTCATCCACAGGCAGGCCAAGTTATCCACAGGCTACACAAGTTGGCACGGGTATTGCATAGGTGAAGTGTGTGTATGCCATAGGATACCTATAGACCACACTAGCCCAACCCATGAGCTGGCCTCATAGATACCCTAGCCATATCCCTTGCATAGCTACAGGTAAACACAAGATGCAAATTAATTTTACATGTAAGCTATTGTTTTTATTGATGTTTCAAAATTAGTTTAAATTATTTTGCATTGAGGGGTTGACATGATCCGCGGGGCCTGTAGAATGGCCACCAAGCAACGGGGGAACAGCTCCCCAGATTGATACCTAGGCTTACCAGTGACCACGGTTACTTATAGGGTAAGCACGAAGGAGAAAGTCCCCGAAGCTCTCTCGCAATAGCGGGCAAGCACTCTGGCTTACAAGCCGTGGCAATAGCAGAATGTGACCCCATACTAAGCGAGAACGAGTAACCAAGTTTATCAGGTTATACCGTAGCCTAGAGGGGTTTGCCAGCTACATTGATAAGCGGAGGTTATTCACTAGGAACCATGGGTCAACCGTGGTTCTTAGTGAGTAACTTAAGGGGTTAAAGCATGAAAGTACATAAGCATTCGTATTCGGAATTGGCTAGGATTGGTCAGACATATCACAAGGATAGTAATTTTTGCAGTTTAGTAGCCACCTGCGTAGCTACCGGCAAGCCATTTAGCAAGGTCTTTAGGGCGTATAAAGCTGAAGGGCGTAGGGTTAGGTCAGGCACTCACAAAATGACGCAGGGTATCGTTCTGCGTGGTTTTGGTAGGAAGCTGGTAACTGACGACAGCAAGACGCGAGCATATTCCACGCTAGCAGGTGTTGCCAATGATTGCCATACGTGGGGCGCAGGGGTTTACTGGATTTATGTCAGAGGCCACGTTGCGGCAGTCCGTGATGGAATTCTGGAAGACTGGTCAGCTATCCGCAAGTATCGCGGCAGAGTAATAACTATCCATAAAATAGAGGAAATAAAATGACAGCACAAGACGGTGTACAAATAGGCATACTGGTATTCATAGCATTTCTTTGGATGAATCTTAAAATGATGGGAGTAATGTAACATGCAAAAGTTTTTAGTGAGCTGGACTGCGAGAGATGGAGTAGAACATTTCTCAGAGTATGACAATTTAGACGATGCAATGAGTAGACACGAATACTTAAAAGGAGCAGGTTATGACTGGCTCGTTTACTTGTCAGTCGTAATTGATTACGAGTAGTTGCTTTATCGTAGCCATTGGCATACAGTGGCTATTGTTAAACCAACTAAAACAACAGAGGCACGACAAGATGAAACTTAAACAGATAGGAAGTAACATGACAGAACTAGACCTAGGATTTGCACAGGTATTTTTTAGCTACGATACACCAGTAGCCGCACGTTTAACTGATGGCTCACTGGTACGCACAGAGCAATGGTACAGTGCGACCACTAGCAAACATATAAACAAGTGGTTGCAGGGTTGCGAATGTCAGACAGTACCGCAGGCTCGCATTAACTGCCTGCTAACGTCTAGCAGTGAATGTGATTCAGATTACAGCGAGGTGGCATGATGAATAAATCAGACATACAGCGCAAGATTAAACACCACGAAAAACAAAGAGACTGGTATTCAAATGCGCGAGCTAAAAAGGTTTGGCAAGCTGATATTAACAAATTAAAAAAACTATTAGAGGTGGCGTGATGAGCATTTTAATACAACCAAAAGACGATTACCGCTGCGCTGTCTATTCACGGCCAGCGTTGGATAAAAGCAAAATTTACAGCGCCACACTAGCGACTAATCAGCCAGACTATATAGAGAAGGGTCTAGTATTTTGTGGAGATTATTTACTAGGTAAGAACGAATACTATTTGATAGATAGCGAGGTGGCATAATGAGCGAGCTGTACTGGTACGCCAAATGGTGTACAATAGGATTTACTGTGGGATTCTTTTTAGGCTATGGGGTAGTATCATGGATAATATCATAGCGGAAGTGGTGGGCTGGTCTACATTGACAGCCCTAGTGGTGGCAGTACACAAGGGCGTGTTTTGGCTAATGACTAATAATATACTGGAGTATTTACTATGAGTACATATACAGACTGGCGAGGGCCAGCAGATTACCTGCACGGAGATGAGGAGCTGTCAGATTCAGGAGAGTACGCACCCATGCAACAATGGGAGATTGACGAGGTACTAGCAGACATGCGCTGTGACGAACAATGGTTAGAGGAGCGTAGCGAATGATTATATTTGACAGGGTATTAAGTGTAGAGTACAGGCTAGGTGTTGGATTTGACCTAGAGTTTCCAGACTCTCGCCCCGTGTGGTGTACGGATGCCAGCACAGGAGAGTCAATTACAATGCCTTTCCAAGGAGTCATTTTACATTTGCCCTTGTGTCTGGTATCCTATGGTCGTGTTTATGACGAGGTAGAGATATGAGCAGGATTAAAGAAGAGATGCTGGGGTATGACTACGCTCAGAACGACTGGATAGAGCCACAGGCGCACGTTATGGTGGACGAGCTGGTAGAGTATCAGGTATACTGCATGACGCTCTCAGAGCTAACCCAGAGGGTCACAAAACAGATGCGAGACGAGTACTACAGCAACCCTTATGACGATATGACTAGACAATACAGAGAGGTATTCCCAAGTGAGTAGATGCAAAGCGTGTGACGTTATTTTAAACGAGCAGGAGTTAAAGAAGATTGACAGAGATACAGGGCTACACCTTGACCTCTGTGGTGTCTGTCTGTCGCATAGTGACGAGGCTATGCACGACAGTTATAATGAATTAACAGAAAAAGAGATTGACAGCCTGTTGACTACCTGATATAATACTCTGGTAGTAAAGGGAAAATTTAATATTAATCATTAAAGTATTAACCAAACGATCCTTATGGGTCATAACAAGAGGCAGTAAACATGGCAGTATTAGAAGGCTTAGTAGCATTTGAGAACCTTGACGAGCATGAGATGTATCAGGGTCAATCCACTGGTAAATTCTCGCTAGTCCTTAGCTTGGATGAACCAACGGCTGGCACATTGGCAGAGGCTGGTGTCAAGCTCCGCGAGTACGAGGGTGTCAAACAGCGCAAGTTTAGCACCAAGTATGATGTGCCTGTGATGGATGCAGAGGGTAACGCATTCAAGGGTCGCATTGGTCGCGGGTCTAAGGTGCGTATCATGTACGCAGAAGGCCAACCCCATCCTGTACACGGCACCAGCACGTACCTTAACAAGATCAAGGTGCTTGAGGTAGCAGAGCAGGAAGGTGGAGAGGACTTCTAGTGGCGGTAGAGTCAACATTCGTTCAGCATGAGCCATGCCCTAAGTGTGGCTCCTCTGACAATCTGGCTCGTTATAGTGATGGTCATGCAGTCTGCTTCTCTGGGGGCTGCAACTATTATGAACACGGCAACGGCCAGATAGGTCAAATAACTCAACGCAAACCAACGAGGTCATTAGAGATGACAGGTGTAGTAGCGGCAATCCCTGACAGGCGTATCTCTGTATCAACGTGCCATAGGTACGGTGTGACGGTGGAGTACGGCACGGACGGACAAATTGTCAAGCATCATTACCCGTACCACAACAAGGACACAGGTGCGGTGACAGGAACAAAGGTTAGGATGACCGAAAACAAATCATTCTATGCAACGGGGGAGTTTAATGACACGGGTCTCTTCGGCCAACAGGCGTTCAAGAGTGGCGGCAAATACATCACGATCACGGAAGGCGAGGCTGACGCACTGGCAGTCAACGAGATGTTTGACGGAAAGTGGCCGGTCGTCTCCATTAGATCAGGTGCAGCCGGAGCAGCCAAAGACATCAAAGCAAACCTAGAGTGGTTAGAGACTTTTGACAACGTGGTGATCTGCTTCGACAGCGACAAGGCAGGACAGGAGGCAGCCAAGTCGGTGCTTGATCTGTTCACACCTAACAAGGCCAAGAATGTTACACTGCCATCCAAGGACGCAGGCGACATGCTACGGGCCAATCAGGTTAAGGCTTTTGTCAGCGAGTGGTGGAACGCTAAGGCTTACAGACCTGACGGTATCGTGGCAGGTGATGAGACATGGGACATGATTGTAAAGCAGTCAGATGTCAAGTCCATTCCCTATCCTTGGGAGTGCCTCAACGAGATGACCCACGGGTTCCGGAGGCAGGAGCTAGTGACCATCACATCAGGCTCAGGCATGGGCAAGTCACAGATTGTCAGGGAGCTGGAGCATTACCTACTGGGTGCTACGGAAGACAACATTGGTATCCTTGCACTGGAGGAGGACATCCCCAAGACAGCTCTGGGTGTCATGTCCATTGAGGCCAACAAGCAGTTGCACTTGGACAAGACAGTGACTCAGGAAGAGAAGCGTGGCTACTGGGACAGGACGCTAGGCTCAGGACGTATGTTTATGTTTGACCACTGGGGCAGTACCAGTGAGGACAACCTACTGGGGCGCATACGCTACATGGCTAAGGTTCTGGACTGCAAGTGGATCATACTAGATCACCTCAGCATCGTGGTCAGCGATCAGGACACAGGTGACGAGCGTAAAGCTATCGACAGTATAATGACCAACCTCCGAAAGCTGGTGCAGGAGACAGGTGTAGGGCTATTCCTAGTATCACACCTTCGCAGACCCAGCGGTGCCAAGGCACACGAGGACGGTGGTAAGATTAGCTTGGGTGAGCTACGTGGTTCAGCAGCCATCGCCCAGCTCAGTGATATTGTCATTGGCTTGGAACGTGACCAGCAACACGCTGACCCAGAGATACGCAACACTACCACAGTGCGTGTATTGAAGAATAGATTTGTAGGACTGACTGGCCC